TCTAAAAGAAATGGTACACCTTCGATCAAGAGTGGCTCTCCATTCTCAGTCGTTAGTGTCGTGTTACCTGCTGTTTGGTCAAAAACAACAGATGGGCTAGTGCTAACTTCTTCGGTCAAAATGGTGTCTACCGCATCTTGATCGTAGATTTTCGCAATACCCCAAACTTCATCTCCCTTGATATAAGGCAGAATAATACTTCCAACTGCTCTGTCCTTGAATTCCTTGGAAGTCAGAACCGCAGTTTCAGGGTGATCCATTATCACAATCAACCCATTACAACGCTTCAAAAAGTCATCATTCAAATATAAACTGGAATCACGCCAAACGTGCTCTCCAATACTTGAACGATAAGCTAACCCTGTTCCTGTAATGCGAATAGCTAATAACATAACATTAGCATACATTTGAGGGCTTGGCAATAAATCTTGCCTAATTAATTCAGCATAATCAAATTCTGTTTTTGCACTTGCAATTTTGAAACAAATATCTTGTCCTGGATGCAAAGGCATTGGCGGATTATCAATGTGCGCCCAATCATATCCAGTTGATTCATCGTTCAATCTAACTTTTTGTTGCTCTACGTTTTTGGCAATGTAAGTTCTAAATTGACCATCATCAAATAATACTTCTAACTTGCCATCGTATTTAATGCCAGTTTCTTCAAAGCACTCACGCCTAGCGCAATCTTCCAATGTTTCGCCTTTGTTTTGATGACCGCCTGGTACTGCCCAAGTTTGTGGGTAATCTCCACCATCGCCCCTGCGAATCAATAATACTTTGCCGTCATTGGTCAAAAACATTATTCCTGCGGCACGACCTAATGCCCCTGCATCTTTGTCAATTGGCATAGCATCGGATTTTGAACCAGTTGCAATTCTTTCAACGGCTAAATCATCAGCTTTTAAATTTGTAATACTTTGAGTAATTTCTGCTAATTTAGCTGACAAGCCTTTTAATTCTGATTGAACTTTGGAACTATCCCAATCAGCATCGCACTTCCATTTTTTTAATGCCAAATTAATTCTGGAATTTGGGTCGTGTTTTGTTTTTTCAGAAGTTAGCTTTTCTTTCATGCCTGACATTCGGGCACAAAATGATTCTTTTCTTGACCCGCCTTCAGGTTGTGGGGCTTTTAAATGCGCCCCATGCTCTTTGTTATAAGAAGCCCTGCCTTTGGCATTTAAGCCGCCGTTTTTATTCTTACCTTCCTTGGTCTGCCAAGCCTCAGAATCATCCTCTGGAACGCAATTGGGCACTTCTTTGCCGCCTTTTTGCTTCATTCCTAATTGTTTGTAACCTTCCCAACAAGGGTCAGCATCATCTTCTTTAAATTCGGGAGTTGCAAGGGGCGTAGATTCTTCAGGAATATCGCCGTCTTCGGAGTGTTTAATAAACTTCTTCGCTACTTGTTTAGGGATGCCAATATTGCCATGACCGCTTGCGGCGGCATACATAGCTTTTCTTTGGGCTTCCGATTCAAATGGCATAAATCATTTAAGAGTAATTTTGGCAGATTGTAATGCCTTTTCGCCCTTTGTTGTCAACAATTCTTTTACCGAACTTAAATTGTAGATGTATTGGTAATTGCACCTACAAAATACTTCTTCGCCTGGTTGCGTTATTTCATCGGTATAACCATTGGGATGCTTTAAATATCCCTTTTTGTCCGCCCATGAGTTGCGAATAATGTATATCTTATCGTCACGTTCTTTGTGATCTTTTCTGTAATCATAGTTTACCTGCCGCCAATGACTATGCCACTTCGCCGCAATTGCGCCGTTATCGACTGCAACAATATCGTTTATATTTGAGACCAATTTATGGGTTTGATCTATTACAACCCTGCGTTGTTCAAAAGTAATAGCACTCAAGGATTTTTTAATATCCTTCTTTGTTTTATTTCTATCTGTTAATTCCGTACCACCTGGGGGAATTGAAGTAGCCCAACCTTGGAATCTTCGTAATGTATTACTGATTGATTCTTGCCGATTAAGTTTTATTAGGTTTGCAGAAACCAATATTCTCCTGTCTAACTCTAATCTTAGTTTTGGCTTTAATCGTTCTATATCGTACTTTGATACGTTCTTGTTGACCAAACCACCCTTAACAACCAAACGATTGTAGGCGGCGGTCATAGATTTGACCATTTCTTGTTCAACTTGATATTCAGGAATCATGCTTTGAATGGCGGCAATTTTTATTTTTTGCATCCATTCTTCAAGACTTTTTTCTGAATTAAAGCCATATTCCATAAAATAATTTATGGCTTCCGTTAAAACTTCAAAAAAGGTCATTGACCAATCCATTCATCATCAAAGATTAGCCCTTTTTTTACCGCACTTTTATAAACAATCGAAGCTCGAAATATATTTAATGGAATATTTCCAACTTCATCAAAGAATTCTTTGCTTTTATAAGGGGGCAAATCCCAAGTGGTTTTAGTCCAATCAGCATTTTCTTGGTTATCAATGCTAATTTCTTCCATGTTGTCCCAATCTTCCATCATGCCGCCTCTTTAAATTTTTGCGCAATTTCATTAGCAGTTGTTGAACCTTTTACGGCAAATGCCTTTAATTGCTTATGCCCTAATACTACCACTTCATTTTCGTTTGTGCATCCAAATCCTGTATTAAATGAACTTAAAACTTGGCTAACTGGCACTTTGGTTAAAAATACAGTACCGCTTGAACTAGCAAAATTCTTTGCCATGTTGTAATCTGTACTAAAAGACGAAGCGGGTTGTAACTTTAGTTTACTTGCTTCTTTCTTTTGTGAGTGTTTTACCTTCATTCCCCTAGCCAAATAAACATGATCTACGCCCAATTCCTTGAACATTTTTTGCGTATTTTCGTATTGAGCATGGGCAAATTCTTGCAATACCTTCTTAAACCCATCAATTTCTTCTGGTGTTGTTAATCCGACATTTAATTGACCTGCCGCTTTTCTATAAACCTCATTTTCACCATAATTTTCTACGGCACTTAAAGCCTTGAACTCCAAATCCTTATCTGGCAAGCTAAAAGCATCTCTAACGCCCAATTGCATAGCGCATGATAGTGTGTGACCATCTCCAGACGAACCCGCCCATTGCGCTATTAAAACCCTTTCCAAACTTTCTGATTTGTTTGGATTTTTTTGTTTCCACAATTGAGCAAATGCTTGAAAATGCTTTTTGTCTTTTAATTCCTCAATTAATCTTTGTTCGACTAATTTTTTATTACCGACTGCGCTATTTGTTCCAAAATTTTGTAATTTACCTTTTAAATCGGTCATTTCTTTCATAAATTTGGTTTCACCAATTTCTTTTGCTTGGATATGACCAAAATCTTTAGGAACTAATTTTGCATAATCTTTTCTTGGAACTAATTCCTTTGAATTAATAGTATTTTTCCAATCTGCAAGAACATTTTCAATTGTCTTTGTATCTGGTTTTGGTTGTTCAATTGGAGGATATTTACCTGCTTTTTCTAATGCGGTGTTGTCTTTCCATTCTTTAAATGCTTTTTCGTCTTTTTCAGATTTTTGTTCAAAATTTATAGTTGCAAAAACGTAATCGGCTTCGTTTTTAGTCAATTCTTCTAATAATTTTTTATCAGATTCAAATAATTTTGTTTCTACTGTCGGTGCTTTAAAATTACCTGTTACATCTTCGGAATATTGCGCAATTGCTTTGTTTTTTTCGTTTTTAAAGTCTAAAAGCGCTTTTTCTTTCTGCTCTACTGAAGTTTTTCCTTTTTCAAACAAGTCCAAAAGTTTATTCTTGGATTTTGCTAAATTTGTTTTGTAATAAATGCTTGCCTGTTCAGAACTAATGGTTTTCTTTGGTTCGCTAACGATTGCGGGATTATTAGCAATGGCTTCTTGCGATTTTATTTCTGCCTGTTTCTTTTCATTTTCAGCAAATTCTTTGGCTTCGTTGTAGCCTTCTTTAAATTTTTGAATTACCTGTGCTTCTTCGCCGAACTCAAGACCATAAGTTTTTAAATAGTGCTTTAACTCTGGATTGTTGTCAAAATCACCTTCATAACCTTCTTTATATTCTTCTCCGCCCAATTTAAAAGCATTTTCTTTGTGCTTCTCCTGAGTAGCTATGAGTTCTTTTTTCTTGAAATCTGCTTTTTCTTTGGCTTTTTTATATCCGCCTTTAAATCCTGCAAATGTATGAAGTCCTTCAACTCCTGGCAGGTTGTGTTCTTTTAAATAATTTTTTAATATTTCACTATCTTCAAGTTCGCCTTGAAATCCTTCTTCATGCGCTTGTTTACCCAATTCAAGGGCATTTTCATAGTGTTGTTCTTGTGTAAATTTTGGCTTTTCAGGTTCTTTGGCGGTTGGAACTTTGTCTTCGCCAGTTACATCTTTGGATTCGCTTTTAACTTTTTCTAACTTCTCACCCTTTAGTTTTCCACCTGCTCCAGATAGAACTTCACCAGAACCACTTATTAAAACGTGCTGACCAGGCCCACCTCGACCAGTTCTAGGGTCTTTACCATGCAACGTAACCCAATGCTTACCTGCATCAGATTCATCGCTTTCGCTATCATCATTTAAAAATACATATTCATCTGAACGAATTACAAACTTAAAAATAGGCATAAGCCTATGATGAACATTTATGATATTTCCAGTTTTTATGTTTTTAAATTTCATGCTTCGCTCGGTTTTGGTTCTTTGGGCATTTCCATTGGAGTTGGCGGTTCATAATCTTTTATTGCATCAATATCCAAATCCAAATGAGTTTTGAACATATCAGGCATTTCATTAACATTATCTTTTGCCCATTCTATGACCATCGCCCTATTCATCGGGTCAATAACTGGCATCAAAGTGCGTAATACTTCGGTAATTCCCTTTAATTTAATATCCGAAACTTTGACCTTCTCTGATTCGGGTTCTTCCATGAGGGATTCCCATGAAGCATCGAATTTTTCCTGCCAATGATAGAACGCTTCTTCATACGTTTTGTTGTCATACGTTTCAGGA